CACCGAAATTACCAAACCATGCTTTCCGGAGCCTGGTCGAAGAGGCCAGTGAACTTGAGCAAGCGATAGTAGTTTTCAGCACCAAGCATGTTGTGTGCGAAACCATAACGGCTCATGATACCAACTCTCGGAGAGAAGTCGTTCGGGTCAATTGCCTGGTTAACAACGCCAGTAACATACGGACAGAAGATAACACCAGCATCATAGAGGCTTGTGCCCTTGAATGCGAGGAGGATTTCGCCGTTGTCGTTAGCACCAAATTCGTCAACTGCATACTGGTCACAGAAGATCTTAACAACACCGTTCAAAGTACCCATTTCCGGAGTAACAGCAGAGCCGTTAACTTCGTGAGCAATCTTGGTGAACCATGGGTTAGCGCACTGGAGAACAGTAGCAACGTCCGGAGAAACAACACCGATGTTAGCTGCACCACGACGAGTAGCAGTACGGATGTCGTTTACGCCCTTCATGATGTGAGCGATAATAGTACCAAAGCGTTCCTGAGAGTTTGTACCGATGTAACCATCGTTAGTCTGGAGTGTGGATTCAGACTTGGTATAAACACGCGGAGTACAGAGTGACTTACAACGGCCGATAGTTTCACGGTCCATTTCAGCAGTCATTTCTGCCTGAAGAACGTTGATCATTTCGTTCATCATTTCGATACCCTGCATAGCCTTGATGTCGGCAGCGGATTCGAGAGAGAATGAAGCAGCGAGCTTACGAGTCTTAGCAACGATGCTCTGTCTGGAGAGCATAAGACCAATTTCCGGCATCTTACGGCTTACAGACGGATCGTCAGAACCGAAAGTAGGACCAGTAATCTTCCAGCCTTCAGCAGACTGAGTATCTACGCCAGTACCAGCATCCCATTCACCGTCTGTGTTGGCGGTAGAACCGGTATAGCCAGAGAAGCGAGGAACAGCCTTCCATGCAGCTTCAACGAGTTCGTTCGGGTTATTGGTCTTATAGATGTAACGGAGTGCGAAAGCAAGACCGACAGGACCAGTCAACGGCTGAACACCAACGAGGACGTTAGCGAAGAGCTGTGGGAACACACGACGAACGAGTGCGAGGGAAATCGGAGCGAAGACACCCTTAGCGTCACCACCATGAGGAATACCCTGGTCGAGACCGAGCGGTGCACCTACACCCTGAGTAAAGTCTTCGGTAAGCAATTCAGAACCGAGGTTCTTGGTTTGCTGGTTTTCCAAAAGACGAGCAGTATTATAACGGACGAGATTATCCTTAATGCCAGTGATTGAGAGTCCGCCCGGAGCTTTCTGCCAGCGGTCCATCATACCAGCTTGTGTCTTTGTAATTTTCATTTGAGTTTTTCTCCTATAAATTGTTTATAAACTGTTTGAACAATTTCTATATTTTATTTATGTTGCAAAATTCAGATTTTTTGCTTAGTCCTCATCAATGAGACTTGCGGAGCCCTGCATCATTCGTTCAGCAGGTGTCATTTCACGACGGGACGGTTTAAATTTGTCGGAAAGAACATTCTTTGTGCGGTCTTCGATGAACGCAGTCTTACGAACTGGACGGTCATGATTTTCGAAGAGACGAGATCTTTCATACTTCATGCTTTCATAAACATTTGCCTGTTCCTGAATCATGTCGATGTAAGCGTCGATGTCTTTCTTGGTTTCATTCAAGCTCTTGTCCTTGAAGAATTTCTTAACCTTTACACGCTGTTCCGGATCAAGGGTAGAAATCTTTTCAGAGATCAAAGTCTTCTTGCCCATGGTTTCGGTCAAGTCTTGCAAACGTAAGTTTTCATCAAGCTGCTTCTTAAGGGACTGTCTAATTTCAGCATTTTCCTGCTTGAGCTGACGAATCTTCTTGCCACCGCTTGTATTGAGAGGTACAAATTCATCTTCGAAGAGATGCTTGATGCCTTCAACGATCGGAGCATAAGTTTCAGACAATGCAGTCTTCTTAATAAGGGCCGGACTAATCTTTTCATTAATGTTAAATTCAAGATACTTATCCAAACCGGTAATAACTTTTTCTTCGATAGCTTCGAGTTCTTCGCCGTACTTCTTCTTGAATTCAGTGTCAAAATATTCGCAGACGTAGTTCTGTGCAGCTTCTTCGAGTTTCTTCTTGTATGCTGCTACCTGCTTTTCAGCTTCTTCGGTAATAGCCTTACACTTTTCTTCGCAGTAACTACCAGCTACTTTTTCAATTTCAGCAGTCTTAGCTTTGACTGATTCATTGATTTTCTTCTGACAATATTCATCAGCTTTCTTGGCGACAACCTTGGCTTCTTCGTTTACTTTTTCCTGGACCTTCTCGTCAACAATGGCTTCGAATGTCTTTTTAATTTCATTCAATTCCTCAACTGAGAATTTCTGGGAAAGTGTTTCTAGGATTTTATCCATGTATTCCTCCAAAATTTGTC